AGCGGGTGAATATATTTACTCATAAATCTTGATATAACGGTTCTAGCTTTTCTATTGTATCTGCCATCCAAGGTTCCCAAGGCATTTGTTTCATACCTTTTTGGACATATCGTTCATACCATCTATTGGTTTTCATTCTCCAATAAAAGTATCTAAGTTCTGTTTCTGTAAGTTGTACGTTATACACGGCGGTAATATTTAGGTGAATAGTCTCCTTCCCAAGACATTGATCTTAATGTAGCTGGGGCAGGGTGTGAAGATGAGAGTGTTATCTCAACGTTTGTGTTCCTTTCGTATACTGGAACATTCTGTATATGCTCTTCTAGATAAGGTAATCTTGACGCAGCATAAGCGTTCATGATTGCTGATTCGTATTCTTGAGTATAATCATTTTTACCAACTCGTTCAAGTCTTGTTTCATAAAGACCTATCTTACCGAAATGAAATTTAACTCTATGTACAACCAAAGATGAGTTTACATCTGCTATGGCTGATCCACCAGCTTCAGATTTTGTAGGATAGAGAGTTGGAATTTTAACTTGGTATGGATATAGATAGCCTACTATAAATGTTGCACCACTCCAATTTCCGACTACAGTAAAAGTAGTTGAACCTGTCTTTGTACATTTACCATATCTACCTTGATTGTTAGTGCTTGTAGAACCATCGTCAATAATCACTAACTCATGATTAGGTGTGGTAACTGTATTCAGCCAAGTAACATTAGAAAACGTTGTCAGATTCGTAGCTGAGTTAAAGCTGCCGCCGCTAATAGTAGTATGATTATCCACATGTAGTAAGAAGTCGACATTATTTATAACTGTTGAAGGGTCATTTTCAGTCTGCACTAATTTAATACTTTGTAGATAATAGTCTGAATCTAAAAAGAAATACTCATCATTGATAATAAAATGATACACTAATGGGTTGTTAAACTTCCATTTGAACCATGCAGCCTGTGCTCGTTTGTCTGCGGTTTGGAAATATCTATAACCAAACACAACATCTGTTCCTGTTTTACCTATCAATACAGTAGAGTTTTCTCTAGAGTTAGTGATTAGGTCTATATCTTTTGGTAGTAGAGTAGGAACAACTTTACTTACCTCGATTATATTAGGCTCTCCTTCTCGTGCTGAGTTAGCCATCTCATTAAATCTACTGAACTTACCAGAGTTATCTACATAAGCAACAGTAGTTCCTAGAGATATAGGAGCCATATTTTCATTATAGTTAAACGTAGCTATACTTCTCAGTTTAGCTGTGTCAGGGTTAAATACTGTATCATCTGATGCCAGTAAGAATTGTTGGTTTGTACTAAATACAAGTAAACCAGCGTTGATTTCTATACCATCAAACAAGTCAGATGGGAACATAGATGCAGCTGATATATCTACAGGGTCAGCTACGGATACTGTCAGGGCTGTTTCAATAAAGAAGTTAGGACGACCTAACGTTCCCGGCCTTGATGTTACTACGTTTTCGCCTGCTAGCACAGCTAATCTGTTACGAAAAAATAATACTTTGTTTATACGTTTACCTACAAACGATGGCATAGGGTTAGTAAATGTATCACCAACATCCCGTTCACCATAATCAAATTGTCTGACTGTAAATGTAGTTGCGGCAGTACGTTGTATAACCAATGGCATATTTGTTAAGGTAGTTGTTATACCTTGTTTTGCACATTCAGTCCAAGCTCCACTTCCATCTTTATTGTTTTGACCTTCAAACTTTAGATAGTAGTCATCTTCTTCTGATCGTAAAGCATTGGATACTCGTACAATATAACCATGTTTACATTGGTTAGGTAGATTCTGTACGTCATTCGTAGAGCTTTGCATGACTCTCATCAAATCATTTTCTACGACGTTTACTGTAAATGGGTTTTGGCTAGAAAAATATATACCATTACCTATTTGTTGACCACTGACACCAGTAGGTAGTTCTGCTAGAATACCACCAACGATTGTGTCAGCAGTTACAGCTGTTTGAGCATCAAATGGAGTAGGCTCAGGACGTAAGACACCATCGCCGTTGTTAGTTATAGTACCATTTACTTCTGTTTGTTCTACTTCTTCAACTGTAATTGTATATCGTGCGGCAGTTGTCTGTGCTTGAGCTTTAGTTGTACCACCGCCACCCTTTGCAGAGTCTAGTGCAACTACAACTTTATCTCCTACTTTCCAACCTTCGCCACCATGTAGTAATACTACTTCTCTTTGATAACTGCATTGATAGTTGTCACCATCTGGGCCATCACTATTTGCATTATAGTTAGGACTGACACCTTGCTGTCCTAATGCACTGACTCTAAATATTAAGTTTTTAGGTGCACCGATGTTTCTACTGTTTCCATTTATTGTTGCTGTTCTGGCAGAGTTACCTAAGTTATTATCATTTGCATCCTTTACTGATACTGTAGTAACACTACTATAGCTGCTAGCACCGGTTACTGCAAATACTTGAGTACCAATTCCGGGACATGATCCAGACCCATCGCCTTCAAACAAAGTATCGTCTGTAATAGCAATACGTGTTGCACGAGAGATACCTGTAACGTCAGCGGTTCTAAATATATCAAGACCATATTGTCTTCCATTCTCCGTTCGTAATAATTCTAACATCGCAAAGTGCGGATCAGGTGAGGCAGGGGATGAACCACTCTCTCCGACTATAGTATTAGAATTAGTAGAGTCCCTACTGTTAACAAATGTAGTATCATTGATAGTAAGGAACTGTAAGTTTTCTGGGTCACTTGTTGCCAGATAATTTTGTACTGTTGTTTGTGCTGCTGAAGTTGCTTGTATAAACTTCCAGTTATTAGTTGTACCAGAGCTGTGAGATGGTGCACTACCACCGCTGCTTATTGTAGCCTGAGCTTCGTATATTTTATTATTAGCTTGAACTCTTTGCCCAAACGTATACTCTACGGTACTGACCCATGCAGCTGCTCCGTATAGTGTGGACATTAACTGGCCATCACTGCAACGCCAGACTCTAACTTGGCCGTCAGCAGCTACCTGTCCTATATAAGATCCTTCTGACTCATCACGAAAGTAATGAAACCATGAACCTCCACTCTGTACGCTTGCTAGTGCATCAGAGCCTATGCGTTTAGCACCCGGTCTTTTAAACAGTCCTCTAGTAACATCTGGTATAGCGTTTACTATGTCTGTTACCTGACCGGGAAACTTTAGGTTGTCAGGCTGTTCTGATATACCCAATGAGAAGTTAGAAATAGTTTGTGTTACGCTTGCCATTATCGTCTAAGGTTTCTGAATGGTTGATAAGTTTGATATGCGGTATCCTCTGGGAATCCAAGCATGCTGTGATCTCCTTGGTTACACTCATGCTCTTGTAAAGCTGCTCTAGCTAGACTAGCCTGATTAGCAACTAATCTTACGAGCTGTGGGTTTGCAACTAGCTGTGTGGCTGCTGCGGTCATTGCCCTATATGTGATAAATCGTCTGAAAGGTATAGGTAAATCTTCAAACTTATATAACCTAACAATGTCTAAATCTATGTCACTCTCAAACTCATCTGTATGATCTATCTTGTCATACAAAAACCCATTACGACGTACGAGGTCGAAATGTCTACGAGCTTGATTATCATGTAAATCCATTGAAATTATATCATCACTTATTGCAATCTTCTTGTTTGCATTAGGTGTAAATCTTACATGATACTCTGTGTTAAAATGCCAGCCCTCTGACTGTGTATCTACATTAGCATCACGAAGTAGATTATAAATCATTGCCACCTCTGGGTTGTCAAAAACTCCAGCTGCATTTAGTGCAAGTGCTGTAAGAGGTGCTTGTCCGATAGCTCCCAGTATACTGTTCACTGCGGATAGTTCGGTATCGATGTCAATAGTTGTGGTTGCCATAAGAAAAAAAAGGAGGCCGAAGCCTCCGTATAAAAATATAAATTAACCAAACGCTGTTGGCTTTGTTGCTGTACCTGCGAATAATTCAACAGCAGCAGCTGGGTTTAAGAAGTCTGCTCCCATAGCAAGTCTTCCGAGGATTACATCACCTTGGTAAACCACTGAGATGTCTCCACTTGTTACTTGAACTTGAGGGCCGATAGCTTCTACAACAGCAGCAGCTTCCTTCTGGAAGATAAGTCCACAAGAGTTGTTGAACTTAGCCTGCTGACCGTAATCGTTTACGGTTGTGTTGTGGTCGTCACCCATAGCTTCTTCTACGAAGGAGCCTGTGTTTCCGGGGTCTGTTACACCGGGGTTTGTAGCAGATCCAGTACCAAACTTAGTACCAAAGTTGCCAAAGAAAGGAATGTTCATTGACTTGTAGATGGTGATACCAGCTATTTCAATGATGCCTTGTCCAGACTGTAAAGCGTCTCCTCTCTCGTTACGATTGATAAGTCCGTTTGACTCA